CTACGGGCTGGCAAGGAACTTATGTATGCCAGACAGATCGGTGACCCAGCTAGAGAGGCATCTGTAAGAAAAGAGTATGCCAATGAGCTAAAAGTGTATGGTCAGATAAGAGCTTTGAATAACTTCAGGAACCAGCTTGTTAGAAACAAGAACAAGGTAAAGAACGATCCAAATATCCCTGAAGAGCAGAAGAGAGCCTTGATCAGGCGCTACAATGAAAAGATGCAAGAGGTGGTGAATAAAGCCGCTAAAATAGTAAGAGAGGCTGGCATAAGATAGCCAGCCCCTTTTGTACCATCGTACTAATTTGGCATTTTATCCTTTATCCAACTAAGGATATCTTCTCTGCGCCACCGTCTGATCCTCTTTGAAATAACTAATGGCTTTGGAAAAGTGTTGTCAGTCTTGATGATCTGGTTAATTAGACGTGGTCTGATTGCAAGCATTTCAGCCACCTCTTTTTGATTTATAAAATCGTTATTCATTCCTGTAACCCCTGCTTCCATCTTACGAACTCCTCAGATAAAGATTTAAATTTCTCCCTAGCTTGGGAGTTTGTTTTTAATTCAGACCTACTGGTTATTCCTAGCTCTTCCCGAAGAGCATTAACCGTTGGTGCTTCTCTCCCCTCATAAGTAACCGCAATATATGAGTTGTCATCCATGTACCCGCGATCATGCAAAAAGTCAGAAAACGCAGGGTTTCTACAAAGCATGCCAGCGCTGGCTATAAGTTTCTCTACTTCTCTTTGTTCATCCGATACTTCTGGTTGATCTTGGTCATCTAATTTAACCATAGCGACCATGTAGCGAGAGCCAACCCAATCAGTGTGAAGGCTTGGGGGAACATCGTTTGGATGAATGGCAACCCTCAATATAGTTCCCTGCTTGCTTTGAGACATAGATGTTTTAACAGCTTCAAAGTGTACCGCCGCGTCTCTTATTTCCGACATTTCTACCCCCTTTCATTGTTGGCATCAACACACTCGTTTTGATATTTGTTTTGCCCTTAACCCTTCCAAGCCTGTCATATTCAGGCTCCACCTCAAGCAACTTTAACGCTTTTAGCAATTCTGATTTAGTTGGAACCATTAGTTACACCTCATGATCTCTGTTTTACGGCAATCGTAATGCGTCTTGTTTAAGAAATCCCTAGTATGAGTTGTAACTTTTATGCCGCCATCAACCCTTGAATAGGTTTTTATTTCTTGCCTAAGTATGCTGTCTGTATCCTCTGGAAAGAAATCTTCATCCAGTCTGCTATTCAAAGAACAAAGTCTTTGTGTTGGAAAGTAGCAAAGATCCTCATCTTTATTCATCTTCTATCTCCTCTACATGAAGGGCTTCAACGTCACCAAGAACCATACCCTTGCTAATGTGATACTTTTGTTTTGCCCTTATCATTTCTTCCAGTCTTTCGGCGGCTTCCTCTTTTGAATTAGCTTTAACCGAAAACTCTCTAGTAAACTCCATATTCATTAGAACTTTATATTTCTGATAATACTTACCGTACTTCCGGTAGTGATTGTCCTTCTTCTGTTTCGACAAGCTTCAATCTCCCTAGCGCAACATCAATCATGGCACACCACATATCTAGTCTATTGTGGTATAGTGGCAGTGCATCAAATACTTCCATCATTTCATCTGATGGGGTTCGTAATGCTATTATTGCTCTTCCTGCCAAAAAGTCATACATCAACGGCATTTCATTACTCTGTAGCTCTTCATGAGCATCTATCAAAGCATGGGTAACCCTATTAATTGCTGTCATTGTATTTTTCCCAATTTAATTTAGCCCATTGTATGGGATCTACACCTTGCAAATCCCACCATGTTCTTTCGTCACCAAAAGCATGTAGCTTCATATGACAGGAGTGGCACAGAGGAACACACCAATTGTCTCCAACTTTCATGCTCATGGCGTTAGGCTCCGCAAACATGATATGGTGCGCCTCTGCGCCATACCCACAGACCAAGCAAGGTGTCCCCCTCAAGGTCTGTAGATATTTTTTCGACCTAACCCGTTTAGAACGGAATGTCATCGCCCACTCTTTGAGGGTAAAAGCCATCAGCGTTCTCTTTTTTCTGATTGCTTTCTTGATGCATGCTTCCGTTTAAGGAAACAAATGTTTTTCCGTTCTTTTGACTAGTGCGCTTCCATCCAGCCAAGCTAAGTTTTGGCTTCTTAACCCCTCTAGACATCTGCTCAACAAGGTCATTAATAACTTCATCAGACAGCTCAAGGTTTCCTGTGTAGTCTGGCTGATTTGGCTTCTGTTTTCTTTCGTTTGTAAACAGTACGCCAGATGGTGGATATTGATCACTCATGCCGCTTCTCCTTTCGGCTCAATTTTTTCTTTATGCTTAGTAAAATTAGCTAGAACTTGACTGTAAAGCTCATTGCTCCCCTTTTTGAGTTCTTCGATAGCAACCTTGTTGTTGCCCCAGAAATCCCTCAACTCATCCACAGTTTTGCACTCTGGAATGAATGTGTTGAAGATCTGAGCAACTAACTCAACACCTTCAACCTCTTCTTTTTTGCCACTCACACTTTCAACGGTAAGCTTCTTTTCCACACCTTCTGGAAGATCCTCTCCAGCATAAATGTAGTGTCCAAGTCCATGCATAGCGCAACATTTAGCCAAGCATCTTTGCAGGGCTGTGTTTACCTGAAAACTGTCTGGCTGTGACACGGCTTTATTGGCGTGATTGAGAACGGGCAAAACTTCAGTCTGTTCTTCATCTTCAATCTTTACCGTGACCGAAACAAACGCATACCCTGCCGGATCAATCATATACGGCAAAGTGCAATCATTATTTGCACTAGAGTACAAATTTTTTGTGAACGAGGCCTTTGGATAATGCTTCTTTACAATACCCCAAGCCCAAGCCCAGCTAAGATATGTCAAACCGTTTTTATCTTCGGTATGATCCGACACATCAATTTTAGATAAAGTCTCCCACACACTGCTCATTTAATATCTCCTTTAAACTGTGAGCAAAACTCAGCAACACCGCAGTAGTTGCCATTACACCTAACCGCCTCACCAGCGCGGTATTCTATCTCTGTCTTGACATCCTGTGCCGCAGAGAAATCTTTAGCTTCCTTTTCTGTGCTAAAAACACGCATAGCCCTTTTCAAACCCTTCTTCTTTACAGCCCAAGCATCATCACGCTTCCACATTTCTGCATCAAGGCAAGCTGGCATCATGCCTATCAAATCGTAATTGAACTGAGCGTCTATATGTTCTTGCATGGTTTTGTTTATGTAGTCCATCCTGTTCTTCTCAGACCAAACTGGTATATCTACAATTACGACTGGGGCTTGTGGATAATCAGGCTTGAATTGTGCCTCTCTTCTATTCCAGTCCCTGAGTATGGCGCATATTGACAGCTTAGATACCTTCTTACCCTTGTTCTTTTGGACAAGGAAAGCATAAACATTTAACTGCCTCTCCCATTCGACCTTGCCGTGGATTACAGACCATACGCTTGTGACCTTGTAGTCTGTTATCTCTACGGTTTGACCAACAATTTTTTGATGATCTATGGCGCCGGATAGTGTCCATCCTTTTACATCTGCAAACAATCGTTCTTCTAAAATCGTATCTTCCGATGTCTCACTGCTTTCAAGAATGTGATGCACGGCAGTGCCAAACAAAGCCCATACATTATCCACGACATCAACAGTCCTTTCAGAACTGTGTTTGTCCCGAAGAATACGAACCCTTGGGCTATCGATTAAAGTTGTTACAGATATATCAGCTTTACCCTTGCTATATTTGTCGTTTCTGGCAAAATCAACAAATGGCTGGGGCAAACCATAATTATTTGTAATTTCCATAGTTGTCTCCTTCCATCTCGCTTGTAACAAAGGGTTTGCTTAATGTCAATAGGGTATTTTGAGGACGATATGGGAAGAAAAATACATCAGTTTGAAATACTGGGAGAGCCAGCATCAAAAGCGAATAGTCGGAAGATAGTTTTAATTAAGGGCAGACCAGCATCTATAAAGTCTGATAAGGCGAGAAAGTACGCAAAAAACTTTCAAGAACAGTGCAGCGCCATTGAAAAATTATTTACTGGCGATGTTTGTGTCGAGATGTTAATTTTCTACGCATCACGAAGGCCAGATTTGGACGAAAGTTTAATATTGGATCTTATGCAAGGAAAGATTTACGAGAATGACCGCCAAGTTAAGCAGAAGAATATTTACTGGGGGCTTGATAGGGAAAACCCAAGAACAATCATCCGAGTGTCATCTTTGGAGGGCGGTAATATCCCAAGCTATTTCCGATGCGTACCTGAATGACGAGAAGGAAAAAAATGCCGTAAGTGAATGGCTTGGAACAGAAGACTTTGTGACTGTTTGCGATTTAGCAGACATCGATCACGAAAAAATGCTGAACAATTTCTTATACATTCTCACGACAAAAGAACCCATAGCGAGATACGAAGGGAGAAAGCTAAAGGATCTCATAGACAAAAATAATTAATACCATAGTATAAATAGAATCTATGTATAGTCTATATAGAGATTATATTTATATATATATTAATACCTTAAAATTTTCACTAAAAAACCGCATTGACAGGCACCCATAACTGAGCATATCGTAGATGCAGTCGTGGAGATCTAATATGCAAAATGATACCTTAATACGCGGAGCGGCACTCCGCATGGGAGAGGGTCAGCACAAAGCTGTTTGCCCAATCTGCTCACCACAAAGGCGAAAAAAGGGGGAAAGAACTCTCTCGCTGAAAGTGGATTATGATGGAATCTTGTATAACTGCTGGCATTGCCAAGCCTCTGGCGTTATTGCGCTTGAGGAAAGGTTTATGCCAGCGAGGAAGGAAAACAAAGTGGCTCTAGCTGTTCAGCATGACTGGGACGAATTGTCCGAAAACGCATTAGCTTGGTTAAAGAAGAGGGGAATATCCGAAACAACAGCTAGGAAAGTAAATCTTAAATCATCTAATCACTACATTGCCTCAATGAAACAGAACACAGAGTGTGTTGTGTTTCCATACATGAACAAGGGGCAGATGTATGCCGCCAAGATAAGATCAATATCTGAAAAGGGTTTTTCGTGTCATGGCGCACCAGCTTCTTTTTTCAACGATGCATCAATAGTCTCCGGTGACGATCTGTTTATTTGTGAGGGCGAAATGGACTGCCTCTCACTTGTCGAAATTGGCTTCGATAGCGTTGTGTCCGTTCCAAACGGAGCGGTAATGAAGGTTGTTGACGGCAAGATTGACCCACAAGAGGACAACAAGTTTCGATTTCTTTGGGACGCAAAAGAAAGGCTTGACCGCGCAAGCAGGATTATCATTGCAACTGATTCAGATGGCGCTGGTCAGGCAATGGCTGAGGAAATTGCTAGGCGTATAGGCAAGGACAAGTGCTGGAAGGTTGAGTGGCCTGAAGGATGTAAGGACGCTAACGATGTTCTAGTCAAGCATAGCAAGAAACGGCTTGAGGATGTATGCACAAGTGCAGTTCCTTGGCCTGTTGCCGGATTGTATGACGCATCACATTTCTATGATGAGCTTGACGAAATCTATGAAAAGGGAATGGGGCGCGGCGCATCAACGGGATACCAGTGTGTAGATGAGCTTTACAGCATTGTTGAGGGACAGTTGAGCGTTGTTACTGGTCACCCTTCTTCTGGTAAGTCAGAGTTTATTGATCAGATAATGGTCAACTTGGCGGAAGAAAAGGGATGGAAGTTTGCAATCTGTTCATTTGAAAATGAACCACGACTCCACATCGCAAAATTAATTAGCAAGCATTTTGCAAAACCATTCTTCACTGGTGTAACCCCGCGTTTGTCGAGAGAAGAATTGGAACAGGGTAAAAAGTTTGTTAAAGATCACTTCAGCTTTTTGTATCAAAATGACGGCTCAATGGCGACAATTGACGGCATTATTGAGCGGTTAAAGATAGCTGTCATGCGTCATGGTGTAAGGGGCGCAGTTATTGACCCGTACAACTACATCCAGAAGAATGGTGACATTTCTGAAACAGACTGGATCAGCGACATGCTCACAAAGCTTCGCGTGTTTGCACAATCTCATGGCATACATTTGTGGTTTGTGGCACACCCAACGAAGATGATGCGTGATGCAAATGGCAAGGTTCCTGCCCCAAAGGGGTATGATATATCAGGATCTGCGGCATGGTTTGCAAAGGCAGACATTGGCATGTCCGTTCATAGACCAGACCCAGTGAACAGTGATTTGTCAGAGGTTCACATTTGGAAGTGCAGGTTTTCTTGGGTTGGCAAACAGGGGGTTGCGGAACTATTCTTCAACCCCGTTACATCAAAGTATTCTGAGATAGTTCAGGATGATTTTATTGGTGCGCCAGTTCCTTCGTACAAAAAGGAAGACGTTCCGTTTTAGAACTCCACATGCGGCACTCCGCATGCGACCCATGATAGTAGGTGTTTTATGAGAAAAGGTAAAATGTTATTAGAAGAGGCTGGTGCCGTAATAGATGCTAGGGGTGATCACTATGGAACCCCATTGCAAAATTGGACAAGAATTTCAGAATTATGGACTGCTTTTTTGCGGGATAAATTAAAGGAAGGGGAAAAGATAACGCCGCTTGATCATGGTTTGATGATGGATTTAGTTAAAACAGCCAGACTAATTGAAACACCAAACCATTGGGATAGCTATGTGGATAAATGCGGCTATGCGGCGGCGGCTGTAGAATGTTTAACTAATGATGTTGACTAAATTTAGTCTGACGTAGTATTTTTCAAATAACAACATAAGTTGTTTTCCTCCCACGACTAAGACTAAAAAAAAGGGGACTGGTTTTCACCAGCCCCCTTTCTTTTTTGTACGATGATACAAAAAAGGGGACGGCACTGTGGAACCGTCCCCTTTACTAATGCGCATAATGCCCCCAATGCGAGATGATAGGTCACGGTTGAACATCAGGGGCTTTCCCCAGCGTTTATGCGACACTGTCAACAGTCAACCGCAACCGACCATTACCCTTTTGGGGTGTTCCAATGCATCCTGATAACTTTACCGTCAGGGTGCAGATCTGCAAAATCACCATCTTTTGAATTACCGATGGTGTATTGATCAGAGTATTTGTCATAGGTCATTGAAGAAACCATCAACGGGATGAGTCCTATTTTATGGCACTCTTTAATGTATGACATTTTAGCTTTTTCAATATCCATAGATCCACCCCCTAATCGTACATAGAATAACGAACAGGGACTGAAACTATGGCACCGCTCATTCTTGGTTCCATCCAATCCGAATAGGTATGCCAGTTCATTTTTGCGGCATTGCTATTTTTTCTTAAATCTTGGCGGGGTTCGTAAACCACAACACCATTTTGCCTTTTCTCAACATGCTTCTTTTCTATGTTGAGGGTATTGATATTTAGTTTTTTAAGCTCAACTGAAAATTCAGATACGCTCATTTTTGAAATGTTTTTCATTACTGCCCCCGTCTAGCTAACTGTATGGTTGCGATAAAGGCGATACCTGCACCTGCATATATTATACACATGCCAACCAGTAAATTGTTGTCAGGGTTCTCAGAATAATTACAGCCAGCAAAGGCAATCATTATTCCAAGCCAGAATGTAAATATGTTCAGCATTACTGATCTCCATAAACATTACCGCGCATCATATCGACATGGTATGTGAACTCATCATATGTCAGCCAGTGATATGGTAGCGCATCGATTACGAAATCAGGAACACTGTGCATTAAGTGTTCCCGTCCCTGTTTGTATACATTGTGATTAGCCTTCCTAATCCCGTCACAATACTCATCGACAGACGGGTTGTAGACATAACCACAATATTTATAGATGGGTGCGTTGTGCCAACTAATCATCGATGCACCCCTCTAGCTGTTTCAACAGCGTGGCAGTTTTTGCAAAGCACAATGCATTTCCTGATTTCCTGCATCAGCTTCTTTAGTGAGTTGCCACGACCGTCAGATATGTTGAACACCTTATCAAAGCCAGTGTGATGAAAATCTAGGGCTATGGCCTCGTCATCGAAACCACAATGTTCGCACCCAGAATTTAGCTTAATCATGTCCAGCCAATGATTGCGGCGCCTACGCTTCATCCATTGTCTGGCAAATGATCTGGCCTTGCGCTTGCGGAAGCTGGCCTCTGTGACCCATTCTTCGCCATTCTTGGCAAGTTTGTGGTATCCCCAGAAAACCCTTCCATCTTCCCTTTTTGTGCCGTGTTTAATCATTGGCTTTTTCCAGTTCTTTTTGGGCGTTCAATGTCAAGATCAACTTATCTCTATTGTAGTGTTTGTATGGCTGAGTAAGTTGTTCAACAAGATTGTTGAGAGCCACCCCAACCGCGCAAGCCTCACGTTTTGTGAGGGTTAGGGTCACATATTCATTATCGTCTTGTTTCATTTTTCATCTCCTTACATCTTCTTTTCTTGTGCCATGTTTGATCATTGGATCTCACCATCACTGTGATCACGCTCAATTCGATCTGTTATTGCGCTTAATAACAAATGCGTTGCCTTGTTTTGGCAGGGCGCGCAATCAAATGCCATTTCTGTCACAAACCTAGACATGAGA